TGTAGCCATCAGCAGTCTTGAGGAATGTGCCAATTTGTTTTGCTTTGTCGAGCTTGCGAACAACCATGTGCTTAGCATCGACGATGAGGTCGTACATGTCAAAGATCTTAATGATGTCTGACTTTGGTGTGTTTGAGAAGTACTTCATGACTTCGGCACGTTTCGCTTCGCCAGTAGCCTTTGCCTTTTCCGTAGCCTTCTTGTCAATCTCTTTCTGATAATAGTCATGAACATACTTAACGAGGTCGTCGACAAACTTTGTCGTGTTACCAATGCGTTCACCTGTACGAACCTTTGAGTTGATGAATGCTTTGACTCGAATCAACAGGTCTTCGTTATCAGAGATTCCATCGAGCGATGAACGCTTCAGACTCGAGAAAATCTTACCTGCCTTTGAAAGCAGTTCAGTAATCTCTTTCGTCTCAGCTGCATTGAAGTTAGCAGAGCCCGAGACGTCTTTGTACATTGCGTCTACTGACCAGACCGTTTTTGTTTTCTTGAGGCGAGTTGCGATCTCCTCGCCAAAACTCGCTGACATTGATTCAAGAGAGTCTCCTCGGTATGTAGTGTGCCAGACCACGCCAATTCTTGAGGCAAGGATTTCACGAGCGAGTTCACTGTTCTTTGGTATCGCGTAAACAATCGTGTTAGGATGGAAAGTAATATGCGGTTCTCCATCAATAACCACTTCTCGTAGATCTTCTTTCGAATATAGGAAGTCACCTTGTACCACTCCTGTAATACCAAGCTTAGGCAACTCCGCGAGTGCGAGTTTAAGCTTAGTGTTCAAATCACCTGACGTATCGGCATCGATGTCAGCATCAGTTTTGTAGACCTTAGGATCCTTGTTAAAGATCCCTTTCTTTGCGACGAAGAACTTGCCGTCCCGCGGGTCTGTGCCGGCGAACACCGCAGGCGCGCCATCCCACTTGATCGTGACATTGACTGACTTCGCAGAGTTTCCAGCAAGCATATCACGAAGAGAACGAAGGTAGTTGATTGACTGTCGAGCGCCTTCAACACCTGCATTGAGAATGTTGTCCTCAATGTGCTCCATGTGGACGTTCTTTTCTTCAGTCAAGAAATTGTCGAATCTTAGCATTATGACACCTTTAGGAAAACAGAACTGATTGAAAGTGATGAAGCTGCATAGTCAAACATTTCTTCTAACATGCTATTTCTATTTGCCTGGGACATACCATTGATCGCAATCGCAATGTCTGAAACTTGAGTCTTAGAGATAACATACGTGAGAACGTTATCCTTCTTCATTACTGCGTCATGAAACTCGCTAGGAGACATTTTTCTAGCTTCATCTGGAACCAGCAATCGCATTTTCTGATATAGTTTAGACGTAATTACTGATGGGTCTTTCGCAAACTGTGAAGCTATCTGCTTGTCAGAAGGTGTTGAAAAATCGCTGTTGTACTTGCGTACTACTGAAAACAATTGTCCTGCACCAATTTTACCGCCTCTAGCTTTTCGTCCAACGATGTCTCCAGAAACGTTCTGTGGTCGACCAAATGCACGAATATTCATTGCGCCTTGATCAAAGAAGATCGTCATGTCCATTGCGCTCACGAATCCGGTTTTTCCAAGATTGAAACTCTCGTATTGTATGTTACGAGGAGCGCGAGCTTCTACGTTAAACTCTTGAACCTTTGCGGTATTACCTACTGCTTTCAGTGAAACACCAATCAACTTTTTGGTCTTGTACGCATCAAGCATCCAGTCATTCAATTCATTGATTGTCTTAAACTGGGAAAAGTTAGTGTTAGCCAAATTAGGACTTACCAGCCAAATATCAGACGGATTCCACTTGTCAAGTCTAGCATTAACACCTGCTTCTTTTACCAACCTTTGTGCAGTTGAACTAATAGATGAAACGAACTTACTGTTCGAACGCTGATGAACCTGATAGTTTTTGCCTTTAACATATGGCAACATAGTCTTAGCAATCGTGATAGAAGATTTGATCCACCCTTTAGATGCTTTTTCATAAAGTGTGTTTGCATCGTACTTACTGAATAGAGACTGATTGCCAAATTTTACGAGTTCATCGTAAGTAAAGTCTGTATCAGGTTTGTTCATTATCGTAGAGATATAAAGACCAGCGAGTGATTCTTGCTCATCAGTTGTCAGCGACTTATCGACGTCTGGCTTTACCGCGATGTAGACGCCACCGGGCATGGCAATAGCGCCTAGAGAACTAAGGTTCTTAGCTTTGCGAGATACGTCCACCGGTGCATTCAGCTTAGCGGCCAAATCACTCAAAGTAGCTTCACGTTGAGACTTCGGTACATACACAAATATTGTACTTTTAGTCACACCCTGCTTGGCTTTATCGTAGCCGAGTTTTGCTAATTTATCGTACATCTCTGGGTCCGCGTACTCGAGCAAAAAATTCTTGAATCTAATCATTTTGCACCTGCTATAGTTATGTAAGTATTTATAAGACAAAGGAGGAGCCTCAGCTCCTCCTCATCTGTGCTACTTCGATAGCTTGTTCTCCACTGGTGATTGGCACGGCATTCGACTTATGCATAGTCGCGATGCCTTTCACATAGTCGCCAGTGTATACGTTTGCTTCTTTCTTCGATCCGTTTCCAGCGATCCCATTCGTCAGCTTAGCATTCTCAGTCAGTCCAGCCCGAAGATTCGTGTGCTCAACGCCTTTCAGCCTTTTGCGTTCAGTAACACCCATCGAAGCAAGCCATTGATCATGTCTCGCTTGGGCTTCCAGCGTCCTTTTGTTCGGTTTCGTCTTCTTCGACTTCGAGTGTATAGTCATAAGCGCCAAGGGCAACTCCTTGAAAGAAAACTCGACTATCTGCTGGAATGTAGTTGATGTGCAGATAGAAGTCGATTTCCTCTTCTTCAGTCATGATCATTCCACGAGAAGGATACGGCATAAAGCCTTCCATATCCCAGATGATCGCATCTTGCATTGTCAGTTTGTAGTCACGCATCATCTCAAGGATGCGTTTGTAGTAGATGTCAGTCGGATCACGACTTCGACTAAATGATGCCTTGCGATGAATCATGCTGCTTGTTTCTGCTCCTCATCATACACCATCTCTACAAAGGAGAACGGAGCTCCAGAAAGACGCATGGCAGTCAGGAGCATGTTGTCGACATCGAAGGTAGCTCGAGCGCACTCGAGGATACGGGCTTCGGTGATAGCTTCTTCGATCAGTTCGCGTACGGTTTGCATACTAGCTCCTTAGTATCCGGGTTTCATGACGATAACGTTGTACCGATTAACTTCTACTATATTACCACCTTCCCACTGGACTGTCAACCGCATACCGTCGACCGCGACCACCTTTCCACGAGCATTTTTGTTGAGGAAGGCACGAACGTTCTGGCCGATAGTGACAGTTTGATCGATGAGCATGTTGTCTTTCCTCTTTGTTACTAGTTAGATATAATCAAAAATTTTGCAAATGTCAATAGCCCGAGCACACTTTTCGTATAAATAATAGCATGGGTGCGTGTAATCACGTGTAAACGTAGAGGCAAGTGTGATAGCTTATACAATCACAGATGGAAAAGTCGGGGTCGCATCAAGTATGCCAGTGGGGTTCTGCCCGACATTCACGTATCGTGCACGGTGAAAAGCCGCTCAATTAAGTTTGAGCGGCTTTTCCTTTTGCAGGGTCTTCTGGGTACTTCAAAGTGAAGAACGGTGGTGTGAATCCATCAAACCCAGCACCAAGGTTCAGCGACCGAGTCAACTTGGTCGCATCTTCTTTTCCCTTCCGCACAGCAACAACAAGTTCAGAACCCTTTTCGACGATCTCGAAGAGTCCATCTTTTTCGTTCATTTTGTAGCCCATCATTAAGCCTTTCTGTATCCGATTGTATGGTTTATAGCTTCACGGCGCTCTGATCGAAAGTATGTTAAGTTGTATGGGCCACCTTTTCGGTTGACTCCAGCAATGCGCCAAGCGAAAACCTCTCCAGCTTCATTGTGCTTAACATATCGATCGTAACCTTCAGTCGCAGTGTATTCCCACCAGCCACCTCCCCAACCTGGATTGAACTTCTTACACCAGATTTCATCTGGCATATCTTCAATTGTATCTGGCATTATTGTAGTCCTCCAAAGTTCGGTTTCTTTTTCTTGAAGCTGCTGAGCTTCCGTGGTTCAAAGTCTTCGTCTTGCATCATACTCGATCCATCGAACAGAGGACGATCTTCTTGCTCAATCTGCTTAGATCCACCAGTCAGACCTTCCTGAGCGGACTCTTCAGCGTCAAACAACTTCATCTTTGAACGATCGATACCAATGATGAAACGTTTTGGTGTGTCGATACTTCCCCAACGATTCTTAAGTTGTTTGACCATGAGTTGACCAAGCTTCTCAAGCTCTTCAGTTGAGATGAGAGCAAACATGAAGTCGGCAGTTGCCGGCAGACCAAACGATTCCGAGGTGTCGGTGATTTCAACATCAGAGTTACCATAACCAGAACGAGTGGTCTGAGTTGCTGACATGACTGGAACGTTGAACTCCATCGCGAGGCCACGAAGTTCTTCTGCAATCGCCTTGATCAAGGTGTAAGAGTTGATGTTCGCGCCATGCTTCAAGCGAGAACTCATACAGATGTTGAGATAGTCGATGAAGATGATGTCGGGAACAAACTTCTTCTTGAGCTTCAGTTCATTGAGCAAGTGTCGGAAGTGGTTTGCACCAGCAGAACCAGTCGGGTATTCCTTAACAATCAGTTTGCCCGATGTTCGCGCCTTAACTCGATCGATCTTTTTACGATAAGCATCGAGTGGCATCAGACGAAGGTCGTCAAGTGTTACATCAAGAAGGTTGGCATCGATACGTTCTGCAATACGTTCTTCAGCCATTTCCATCGTGATGTACAGAACATTCTTTCCTGCCATCAGAGATGAAGCCGCACAGTGAGTCATGAACAAGGTCTTACCCACGCCCGTACCCGCGAGTGCGACAGACAGAGACTTCTTACTCAAGCCACCTTTTGTAATCTTGTTGAAGTACTCAAGATCAAACTCAAGCTTTTCTTCGAGACGATGATAGAACTCAAAGCGTTCATCGGAGTTCTCAAGGAAGTCGTGACCAACGTTGGTGTCAAAGCTTACGCCGAGTGCATCACTCAGGAGTTGTGGAATTGCACCTTTGTCGAGTTCCTTCACCTTTCCATCGAGAACAAGGATGGACTGACGAACTGCGTTATAGATTGCCTTGTCTTGACAGAACTTCTCGGTAGTGTTAACAAGCCACGTCTGATCGGTCTTCTCGTCATACGTTAAAGAGTCAAGTGTATTCGTAACCTGTTTGTATCGCTCTTCGTTCAGGTTATTTGATTCGTCAATCGCAATACGAAGTGCGGTTTTGGTTGGCAGACCATTGTACTGATCGATGTAGGTCTTGATCGCACCATAGAGAAACTTATCGTTCTGGTCTTCAAAGTATTCGTCCTTCAGGAAGGGAAGGACTGCCCGAACGTAGCTTTCATTGTGTATCATCCCCGCTAGGATTGTCTGTTCGATCATACGTACCTCTAATGATTTTTACGATATCCTTGGAAGAGACGAGTGTGCATTTAGACGTGATTTCGTCTATTCGTTTCTTTGGAATGTCGTAGTGATTTTTGTGGAACCAATGGCGGCCAATACCAAGATCGGCCGCCATTTCGTGGAGATTTTCAGTCGAGTATGGAATACAAACTAGGTGTCGCTTTCCATCTGTGACGTACATCAATCCTCCAGTTCTACCTCGTCGTAGTCGATCTCAACCTCATCGTCGCCGATAAGTTGCTTGGTCGCTACAGTGTACCGATTTCTAATATAACCGGCAAAGTCCGTTTTGTCAAACATCATTTTCCAGAAAGTACCGTTGTCGACGATTTCTTTTGCACGAAGAAGCTTGTCAGACAAGACTTCACCAGTCGCAGGATCGACTGCTTCATACCAACCAACCTTTGGCTTACGAAGGTATTTACCTTCTTCAGCGACTTCCATCAAGCCCGACCACTTTGCGATACCACCATTGAAGGTAACCGTGATCGGAATCTTCGACTTCTCGCGTACGTGACGAGATTTTTCGATGTTGATAACGAAGTGGTAGCCTTTGATCTCGGTGCCTTCTTTTTCTTGCTGACGACCAATGATCCAGATGTTGTCGGCCGACAGATAGATACCCGTACCACCCGAGACGATAGCCTTTGGATACAGACCTTGTTCCATGTAGATGTGGTTAACCACGATCATAGGAATGTCTTTCAGGTTCAAGTGCGGAGTCACGATACGGAACAGAGACTTAATCTGCTTTGCACGAGACATGTCAGCAACTGACTTACCATCAATCGCGTCGTCGACTTCTTTCTTCGATGCAAGGTTACCAATCGAGTCGAGAACGATGATGACGTGATCTTTCTTCTCGATTGCTTCGAGTTGTTGAACGATGTCAAACTTCAGTTCTTCAACGTTGGTGATAGGCGTATGGACGACTCGAGCCATGTCGATGCCAAACGCTTCGAAGTATGCCTGAGGTGTACCAAATTCCGAGTCATAGAAAAGGATGACTGCGTCTTGGTACTTTTGCTGGTATGCTGCAGCCATAAGCAATGCGAATGCAGACTTAAAGTGCTTTGATGGACCTGCAAGCATGGTGAGACCCGGCAGTAGGCCACCATCGATCGAGCCAGAGAGTGCGACGTTGACCATCGGTACTTGAGTCGGAATGGCTTCCTTCTTGCCAAACACTTTAGAATCAAGCAGTGGTGCGGTAAGTTTTACGGTTGACGATTTGATCAGTTTATCTATAAGCGACATTATTCTTCTCCTGTGCGAATGCGATTGAGCTTGAGTCGAAACTCTTCAATCTTTTGAACCCTGTTCGGCCATTTGATTAGCTCTTGTTGCGGATTTTTTGACAAATTTTCTAACAATTTATTGATAGCGAATTGCATCTTAGCGAGTCTGAGGTCGCGTTCTTCAACCTCAGACTTAAGAAAGTCTATCTCTGACTGATTATACCTCTGAATCTCTTCGGTGTCAACTGTTGAGAAACCAAAGTCTTCATCAAAATTGTCAATATGATCTTCAGCCAAAGAAGCTCTCCAATGTGTTACAATGCTCGAGTTCCCAGTTGATTGCGTCAGACACAAGCTTGAGTGGATCTTTGAAGGTCTTATCAAACTGCGTGTCGTAGTCAATGTACTGGTGAATGCCGAACTCCTTTGGAAGGAACTGTGGGAAAGAGATGACGTTCGTTCCAAGAGTGTTTGGCATTTTGAGATAACAGAACTTCACTTTGTTTCCGTTCTTAATCTCATCATCACGAAGCTTAAGTCCACGAACATGGTGGTTGTATACAATCGCACCACGTACGTGAATAGGCACACCCTTTTTGAAGAGTGTCGATTTGTCTTCCCACTTGTCAATCTCACTGACACCACGTGGGAAGCTTACGTCCTCAGGAGCAAGTCCTTTGAACACCTCATAGAAGTCAGCCACAAACTTCTGCAGATCTTTCTCAGATCCACTCAGCATGAGTCTATATGCTTCTTTGAACTTACCACGTACGACCGCAGGGGTAGAAGACTTGACTGCTTCAATGCCCATGATCTTGAGTTTGGGTTCAGCGTATTGAACACCTTCAGAGTTGTGAACGTTGAGGATGTAGCGTTTCTTTGCTGTCCAGATACCAGCATCTGCGATAGCTTCTCGCTTCATCGCCATCGTATTCTTGAAAGCATTCTGTTGTTCAAAGAGGATAGCATATGCGTCCTCAAGAACCTTCTCGAACTTTTGCTCACATGCCTTATCGAGGAAAGCGACTGGATCTGCAGGCTTAACATGTTTCACGAGAGGTGCCATGTTGACATACAACGAGTCGGTGTCCATATAGAGAACATAGTCGATTGCAGTCGTATTCATGATCTTGTTCATAGCGATGTTCACATACTTCTCAGCCCAACGAATTGAAAGCTGACCAGAAAGCGTGATGCCTTCTGCGATGCGGATGTCGAAGTATCTGAAGTATTTATTCCCGAGAGCGCCATAAAGTGAGTTCAGAAGAATTTTAATTGCTTGCTGTGTATTGTCAAGCTGGTTCATCTCACGCTTCAGATCTTCAGCATGAGTCTCTTCATACTTTTGCTTTACACCAAGCATCTTCTTCTTGGTTGCCTTACGTTCACCATAGTAACCTTCAATGATTTCTGGAAGGAAACCCTGCTTGTCCTTCCGGAACATAACACCGTTGGCCGCAACCGCAACGTTAAGTTTCTTGATCTCGTCGGGAAGTTGCATACCTTTGAGATAGAAGTCAACATCACACGGCATACCATACAACCCTTCGACGATAGTCTCAGGCGACATGTTGTACTGAACGATGGTCATAGGATACAGTGAGTTCAAGTCGAATGATACGACCCACTCATGTCGACCAACTTGTGGGTCCTTAACGTAACCACCCGGATACTCAGGACGATGTTTGTCAACTGCCGGAGGAATGGCAATGTTCTTTTGGCTTAGGTAACGATAGATGATCGAATCCCAGATCGCAGTTGTACCAAGAGTGTCGGGATAGTTAACACCACCTTTGTACGCAATGATCAGGGCGAGAGCAAGAAGACCGGTCTGTTGTTCGAGTTTGTCGACGAGGACAACGTCTCGAATGTTATAGTCGATGAACTTTTGGTGATCTTGATCATACAGATTATGCAGTGAACCATACTCTTCATATGAGAGTTTTCGTTCACCTAGGATAACGTGACAGATGTGATTGAGCGAATACGATTCTTGTGGACCATAGACATATCCAAACTTTTGGAACAGATCCATGTAGTCGAGTTGTTGAACACCATAGATTTCATACGCATCAAGAGACTTACCCTTCACACCAATCTGACGATAGTTCACAATGTTCCAAGGTGAAAGCTTCTTTGCCCACTCCTCGCCGAGAATCTTCATGATACGATTCACGAGATACGGGATGTCGAAGAGTCGTACGTTCCAACCAGTGATAACGTCTGGATAATGTTCTTCCCAGTACGTCAAGAACTTCATGAGCAGTTCGGCTTCATCGTTGCATTTTACGTAACGAACCATGCAACCTTCTGGAACAGTCGTACACTTCGATGCGTCATAGTGCTTCAATCCCCAAACATGATAGATTGAGCTTTTACTGTTCTTCATCGCAATTGAAGTGACGGGATACGCTGCATGTTCTGGGAATGGAAACCCATCATCTGACTTTACTTCGATGTCGATGTTGCCGACTGCGATGTGGCGCAGATCTGGTTTGATATCACCTGGAAAGCGTTCATTGATGAACTGTGCAACGTAGTTGTTGTTACCAAAGACCTTGAAGTTGTCGACGTCTTTGTACGTTTCGAAGAACTCTTTCGCGTCATTGATCGAATCGAACTTCATTGGTTCGACTTTCGTCCCGTCTAACGCAGTCCACTTCTCGGTCCAATGACCTTCCTTGGCCTTTACGAAAAACGTTGGTGCAAACTTGACTCTTTCGTGAATACGTGCTCCGTTGTTGGTATAGCCACGATACAAAATACTACCACCCATACGATGGACCGAAGTGTAAAAAGTCATGCAAACTCCTATGATATAACTAGTTCAAGTATACACTATCGTGCAACAGGTGTCAACTACTTAGGGGGCCGAAACCCCCTAAGCAATTCAATCTTTGATGTGGTTATTCGCTAAGGTATCCGTAAGAACCTTTGTCGCTTTCGCTTGGTTCTCGAATGTCGACCTTTCGTGCCTTCTTTTGTGGCACCATGTTGTCGAGCCAGATACGAAGCATGCCGTTCATCAGTTCGGCGTTCTTGATCTCGACTGTGTCGGCGAGAGTAAAGGTGCGAGCGAATGGACGCTCAGCAATGCCTTTGAACAGGTAGTTCTTTTCGTCAACTTCGCTGTTGACATTACCTGCCACCTTCAAGGTGTTATCTTCGAGTGTGATTTCGATGTCTTGTTTACCGAATCCAGCCACAGCCATCTCGATAACATAGGTGTTATCACCGGTCTTACGAATGTTGTATGGCGGATAGGTGATCGCCTTTGTAGCTTGAGTCTGTAGATCTTTGAAACGATCGAAGAACTTGTCAAAGCCAATGGCGAATGGGTCGTATTGATTAGTCATATAAGCCTCCTAAAAGCAAGGGTAATTGGTGGGACCCATTATGGCATCCCACCGTTATTTATATACCAACTTGCTGAAAATGTCAACTTATTTACGTTTGCCGATGCTGTACTTTGCGACCAACGACCATTCGTCTTTCTCCTTATGAGGAAGAACTTTGATCTGCGACAATGGCGCGACTGGGTCTTGCACCTTCTCTACATCAACGGTTTTAACGAGTCCCCACTCTTCGAGCAGGTTCACAATCGTATTACGACGTGCTAAGTCTTCATCTGAGATTGTATTAGTCTTACCGTCCAAGACAAAAAGTTCTTTGAAGTGAACGATATAGTAACGACCTTGTTTATGTAAAATGTGACAAGATTGATAGAGAATCTTATCTTTCTTTGAAGCGACACCAATACGAGTAAGAGTTTCTTTCACTTTCAGGAAAGAATCTTGAGATGGTAGTGTAACCTCTACAAGACTATCAATGATATTCATCCTTTTGTTCCACCTTTGTGTCGCTGTTGTCTCAGCGATTCTAATTGATCTTGAGTCAACAAAGATAGATACTCGCCGCCTACAGTTCTATTGCACTTATAAACTTCACATACAAGATCTAGATCTTCACTGACCGTCTGCTTAGCCCATTTGCGGAATTGTCGCTTCTTGGGTCTGACAATATTTATAAGTAGGTCGTATTGGGCACGCTTTGACAAGTGATGAAGACTATTAGCGAGATTTGCCATGAGAATCGTATCATCGTGATACGACAACGCCATGTTAGTCAGCCAAGGGTTGTATCCATCCTCAGCCAACTTATCGTTTTCGGTGCCTCGCATCATATGCTTTTTGTCGAGGAGGATGCTGTTCACGTAGTCAAATGGATTCGACATGTTCTTGATCCTCGTGCATGGCGTTATACTTAGCGTCGCATGGGTTACAGATGAACGCACTACCAATCAGTCCTTGGCCTTCACCATAACGATACTTGATTTCGATCACGTCCTTGCGTTGGTGCTTTGAACCGCAGAACAGACACTCACACTTTTTCTTGCTTTTGAAAATATCAAGCCAGCCCATATCATTTCCAATCTGAGAGTTCTGCCATCAGAGTGGCCATTGCTGCAGCACGGTTGATCTCAGGGTTTGCAACGAATGCTTCCTTGTATTCATACTCAGCTAGGACGATGATAGCGTTTGCGATCGAGGAAGTGCTGTTGATCTTTGTCGGAAGCATGTCATACATCGAACGATACAGTGTAGCCGAATCGATGTCAGAATTTTCTGCAATCCACTTACGAACGTCATTGAACCGCTTTTCCTTCATCATCGAGATGAGCTGTTCAATCGACTCTGAACCCTTGTTACGCAAGATGCCAGCATCGATCTTGCCAGTCGCAGCATAACGCTGAAGCTCGTTGAGAACTCGACGCCAGTCAGGGAAGTAGGTATTGATCAGTTCGGCGACAGCTTTCTGATCATATTGAACGTTCTCAGCATCGAGAATACCGAGAGTACGTTTGAAGAACTGGGCTGCGAGCTTTGGACGATCTGCTGCGTTGATGTTAAAGTTGATCACCGAACAACGAGAATGAAGAGGTTCGATGATACGGTTTGCAAAGTTGCAAGTCAGAATGAACCCACAGTTCTTTGAGAACTCTTCCATAAAGTTACGAAGAGCAGGTTGAGTCGAGTTTGCGTTCAAGTAATCGGCTTCATCGAGGATCACGTACTTGCGTCCACCCATGAACGATACAGTCGAAGCAAAGTTTTGGATGTCGACACGAAGAGTATCGATGTTACCGTTCATCGAACCGTTGATGACGATATAGTCTGCACCGAGTTCATCGAGCATTGCTCGAGCGATGGTGGTCTTACCTACACCTGCACGACCCGACAAGAGCAGGTTCGGCACGTTCTTGTCGTCGACAAACTTCTGAAAGGTGTCCTTAAGATCTTTCGGAAGGATGGTATCGCTCACCGTACGCGGACGATATTTTTGTACCCACAAGAATTCTTCCATCTTTCACTCCTTCATAATAAATTAAAACGGGCATGACGAAATGCCATGCCCGTGGTCAGTATACACCACTTATTCGGTGGTGTCAACAGTATCTTCACCGGCGGTTTCAGTCGATTGTTCAGCTGCGGCCTGTTCTTGAGCAGCACGAACAAATGCTGCAAAGCGATCGCGAAGAGTTCCAACCTGAGAGAGTTCATCTCCACGAATGGCTCCACGAGCTGTAGCAACGTCAATCACTTGAACTGCTGCTGCGATGTCGTTAACGGTTAGTTCCATGTTCTTCTCCTTATTTTGCTTCGAGGGCGATGTAGTACTCAGCCTTGTTCGACTTAAAGTGAGCAAGGCCTTTGGTTGAGAGCGATACCTCATAGTCATTCTGCATGAGCTTGAGGTTCTCAACCTTAATGATCATTTTGAAGGATGTAGTGTCAACACCTTCGGCAACCACAACTTCGTAAGCGTCGGCTGTTGGGTTTTTCGAGTCAACCGCCGAAAGAGAGATTGACGACCCATCGCTGATGAAAGCGATTTCAGACAACTTCAAAACACCTGCTGCTTTGATGACTGAGTCAATATCTTTCCACTTTACAGTAACGACTGCTTCGGGATCGGGGAATTTGATGTCTTTGTCCGGCGCAGAGACAACCATTGCCTCGGCTGCGTAGGTATACGACACCTTGCTTTTGCCCGAAGAGATGATGAACTTGTCAGCAGTGAACTCAACGTCAGGATCATCGAAGAGAGACAGAGTTGCAAGGAAACGAGACAGATCGTAGATTCGTGCGACTTTCTCGATGTTTTCCGAAACGGTAGCAGAAGCCATAACCGTCTTTTGTGGATGCATGGTTCGGATGACCGATCCGGGCTTAAACACAAGCCCAGGGTTGATGGTCGAAAAGTTTTTCAGGACGCTAATGGTTTCATTACTAAATTTCATATTCACTTGCCTTTCGTTTTCATTGCTGCTCGACGCTGTTGACGGTTGAGCGGTGTTTGTGCACTACCCATCTTAACATCGTTTTGCGGAGGTGTCAAATAGTTCTTTTGGTTAGATTCTGCACTCGCGGTTGGGGACGCAGCAATGGCAGCCATAGCCGACATCGATCCACCAAATACGTAAGAGCCAACGTGCTTGAGTTGAATCCATGGGCACATGTATACGTTCAACCCGATCTTAATCGCATTGTGGCAGAACATGTAATCTTCTGAGAGATAACGGCGGGTCTGAGGATCGATGATACAATCAAAGTATGCAGTGATCTCTCGAGTTCCATCAAAGTGTTCAGTGCGGGCGTGATCTGGCAGATACTTGAGTTCAGGATATGCGTTAGCATACTTCTCAAATACACTACGATGGATCATCATGAAACCGGTGCCAGCTTCTTGAACTTTCACGGGTTCGTCGATACGAAACTCAGTGATTCCTTCTGATGGGTTGAAGACGTAATCACCAATGAAGTTTTCAAGTTCAAATGGGTTATTCGCACCGTATCCTTGATTTACAGCGGATCTTACCTTTTCCCAAGCAATCGTTTTCTTTGGGTACGGTCCAGTGACGATGTCATATCCGTTATTCGAATCGCAGAGATGCATGAGGGTGAATACATCTTTGAAGCCGAACCCGATGTCAGAGTCAATGAACATGAGATGCGTACAATCAGAACGCAAGAATTCATCAACACAATAGTTGCGTGCTCGAGTGATCAGTGATTCATTGAACAGGTAATAGAAACGAAGATCGATTCCATACTTCGTACATGCCATTGCCAAGTCATTCGTCGACTTTGTGTACATACCAGCACACTGCCCACCATACATTGGTGTAGCTACAAATAGTTTCTTCTTTTGAAGATCTTCAACGCTAATTCTGATTTCCATTATTTACCTTTCACTGGTCTTGCGTTTTCGAGTTGAGCCTTAATCCACTTTGCACATTGCTTAGAGCTCAGGGCATCTTCTGCAACTGCTGGAAGGCGATCATCAGTACCAATGCCACGAATAACCGATGCAGAAAGCATCATTGCCGAAGCCATGATCATACAGACTTGATGAAGGTCAGAACCGTCTTCACCATTATCGTAATCATGGCCACGTTCGAAGTCTTCGATATGACGCTTCAGACTGTCGATCATTTGCTGCCAAGGAAGACCCTTTTCCCAGTTGCGATCGGCATACTTCTTTGCACCATATTCGAGAGACGCAGCAGCAGCTGCTACGGCTTCGAGTGGAATGTGCCGTGTGTACGGAATGCCAAGTCCTTCACGGACTGCGCCAGTACCAGATGCTTTATATTTATGCTCTAACGGAGCTTCTGGGTTATAACTTTCGGCTTGTGGCCAAATAATTCTGCTCATCGTTTAGGTTGCTCCATATCGTTCTCAAGCCGAGCGATAGTCTGAAGACGAAGAATGTCTGCAGCAATATCATATCGGCTATCATGTTTTACAAAGGTGTTGTTCCAATACTCTTCATCAGCAAGAGGGCAGAAACCATTCTTCTTCGGGAAGTTCAGTTTGGCATCAATCCACGTGCGGGTATCGCGCACGGACCAGAACTTCAATAGTTCTTCGATCTCAGCCTGACGACCAACAACCTTGGCCCAGCGTTGCAAGACGATAGGATCAAAAGTGTTTGACCGAGACCACCAGTAGTTGATCTTACCAGCAGACTTCAGATATCCAATGAAGTTGCCAATGAATACTTCAACGCGTACATCATCTGCACTGGGCTTCAGTACTTTCTTTGCTGCAGCATCCTGTGAAAGCCACCAGTCAAGATCGCGTTGAACATACTTTGCGCCATGTTCACGTACTTGATGAGCCATCTCAAGTTTGTCTTTCTGAGCAAGGCTGACAATTTCTTCAAGAGTGTATGGGTTATCGGAAGTAAACCGATCCCAATCAAACACTACATACGAGCAGTCAAGCATGGGAATTTCAAAGACATCTTGACCGAGGGTCTCGAAGTCCATAATAAAGTGTTGGTTCAAAAGAAGTTCTCCAAAGTTTGTTCTTTCGCAGAGTAATCTGCTTTCTGAGTATGATTATACTGCAGAATGTAATCGGTGTCAACTACTTGTCGGTTGCCCTTCAAATATTCTACGACTTCAGTTGCCATGTCGGTCGCGGTTTGAACCGGAACGTTTTGGCAAATGTGGTTGGCGTTTTTGGTTCCAGCATTCACGAGTTCAAAGTCTTCAGGCAGACCCATGATCGTCATTGCTTCGCGGTAAGTGATGTAACGATCTTCATGAGGGTGCGTAAGCATCGTAGGATAGTGACCAACGAAAGCGCCAATGTAGTCTTTGGGAATGATCGTACCACGACGCATGATGTTCTCACCACGGCCAAGCTTCTCATGACGATACTTGCACTTCTCGACTTCTTTCTCATAGCCATTCTTGGCCATCCACTCGCCTACCTGCATGTAGTTGTAACCCATGCGTTCGATGTACGAAAAGACATCGCTGTTACGGACTTTCTGAGGCTCGACGATGTCAGAGAACTGACGATGAGTGATGCCACCATGAATCTCTTCGAGAATGAACTTGTAGTACAGATCATCCTTCGATGGAGTCTTCTTATTGATCGGTTCCATCTGATAGTTTGACTTGATGCCGAGCAGAACGTCATCAATCTTCGTGTATGGACGATTGTAGTAGTGAAGAAGCGGAGTCTTATCACCTTGCCAGAAGAAGTAGAACGAACGTTCGCGAATCTGAGGACCACCATGCAGAAGAGTTTTGGTACGATACACTGACATCGTGTATCCATTCTTCTTGCCAATCGCTTTCAGTTCATTCCGAACGTTCTCGCCAATCTTACCTGCGAAGCCCGGAGCATTCTCACCCCATAGAACCTTTGGCTTTAGATCGCCGAGAACATACTCAGTGGTGATACGCATCCACTTGTTGTTTTCGTTGTGATCGCCGAAGCCATGTGACAACTGGCTCAGACCAGCACATGGGCACACAGACGAGACCACATCTACGTTCATGTGGGGTTTACCACCTTTGTCGAGAACGTAGTAAGGAACATCACCTTTGTAGTGATTTACGATGTGACTATCGTTTGCCGCAAAGGCTTCATACGACATCATGTATTCTGGGCGGCGACCAAACGCTCGCTCAGATCCAATTGTTTCACCACCGATAAGCGGAACGATAGAGGCGTGCGTAAAAGTCATAAGTTATCCTTCACCTGTTTCATAAGATCTTCAAATACGTACTCAGAGTCTTGGTGCGCTTTGTAGAAAGCATATGCACCTTCGCGCCATTCATCACGGAGGACCGGATCGTCAGCGAGTCTCTTGACTGTATTTATTGCATCTTCCATGTCTGCCTTCTCTTTCGAGAGCCAAATCGTGAAGTTATCTTTTGACTTTGACAGAGGATCACCTGTAACACGATGACGGCAAACGTCGCCATACTCTTTACGGAACACTGGAACCGTGCCAACCGACGCCACTTCACAGTGGGTGTACTCGATCGACTTCTCAAGAAACTTTGGTTTCAGGATCGAAAGCTGATAACCAAAGCCAACCTTCGACATGCGGTGAAGCAGTTTCTCGTTCACATACGGACCGAACACCGAAGCATGATCTCCATACCGTGCACTCGTGTTAATTACGTCAGCGTCAGAGTTGATCTCGTTGTGGAACTCACTCAGTTCTTTGAAGGCCAAGAAAGCAGGAGACTTCTCGATTCCTTCAAATGTAGTCAAGTACTTGTTTGGCATGAGATACCCATTGTGCCACTGGAACATCAGATCGAAGCCTTTCCAAGAAGTGCAACGACCAATCCACTTGTGGTGCCATGGATCCTGTTCGCCGATGTCTTTCCAGTACTTCTTACGATTGGTTTCGAAGTCGAGACCTGGTTGGAAGTTGAGAATCTTCTTCGCCGATTCTTCCTCTTCACCAAAGAACGACATGAGAGACGAACCAGCGTTACGTTCCTTGACGTAGTCCGAGAAGTCATTCGTACGAGCATGTGCAAAGATCAACGTAGCAGCATCGATTGCTTCATCGAGTGCAGCGTTACGTTTGATTGAATAGATTGTATGGTCGTGCTGAATCAGGATCACTGGCTTCTTAAAGGACTTCAGTGCCTTGATCCAGTTATCAACTGCTTCATCGCCTGCACCTTTGCCTCGGCCATTACCGAGTGCTGGAAGTGAGTTAATAAAGATCAGATCTGAGTTGTTGCACTCTTCAATGAAACGATCAATCTGTGCTTCGTCAGCAAACTTAAACAGATCGACTTCGCCTAAATCGTGTGCGTTCTTTCTCGAGAAGGTCTTATCTTTGGCAGCATAAACTTTGGTCTGATATCCATGAGCCTTAAGCCACTTCACCTGCTCGACAGTGTACTTTGTAACACCACAACCTTCAATACCGCGTGCCATGATGATGGCTACTTTAGTCATAAGGATTCCTCCCATAATATATGTTATGCAACTCGGTGTGCGTTATATTTATGCAAAATCGATGAAGTCAAAATCAACTCCTGCTTCGTCGAAGAAATTCATACTTGTCATCCACGAGTCGAGCCACTTACCGTCCATCTTCTGATTCGGCATGACGACTCGCTTGATCCCAACTTGAATAACACCTTTGGCACACTCAGAACAGATCGGAAGACCGTAGACGTAGAGTGTAGCACCATCGAGAGAAGTGCCATTGTAGGTTGCGTTGTAAATCGCATTCATCTCGGCGTGGACTACGTACTTGTACTTCGTCTCACGATCATGAAGACGTGTGAAGTCGTCTTTCAGACCGCGCGGAAAACCATTGAAGCCTTGGGACAACACCTGCCCCTTAGCTCCAACAGTGACTGCACCGATCTTACTCGATGGATCTTTCGACCATTGAGCTACCTCGTACGCAAGTTTAAGGTAGCGTTGGTCCCATTTATTGCTAAACTCTGCTTCCCAGCGTTTTTCGGTCATAGTAAACCGTGCCTTTCTTCTGCCCACATCATGCATGGAACATAGTAATCGTTTCTAGATTCTTCAACAAACTTTTCTACAATTTTGATGTATCTATCGCTACCAGGTGTCCAGTGCCAATTCACCCAGCCAATACCATCCCACCATATTGCCTTGTAGAAATACTTTTTATGGGTCTCGTTAAAGTAGAAAGTATAGTAATATCCCTTAGATGTTGGCGGTTGAACTTTAAAGTCAGTCCACTCCATTCATTAGCTCCTCAATGAACTTGAAGTGCCGTTCATAGACGTGAAGGTTGG